GTTTCTTGATAAGCGGCTGATAAGAAGCCGTAGATGCCCATAGAAGTTATAATAATAAGCACTACAGTAGCAACTGCAAGGTATGTTCGCAGCCCTTTATTTAATTTATCCCAATACTGGTATAATAAAGAAGCTGTTACTAGTTTAGCTACTTCGAGAGAGCCGGCCATGATTGCTACTTCTAGAGCGGCGCCAGCAAATAACTTAGTTAATCCACTAACAGAATAAAATGCAGCGGATGCAGAGACTGATAGTGCTGATAGTCCTATAAGTACTGGGAGGAGGTATGGTTTTAACTTCTGCATATATTATAAATAGAAAAAGCCCGTAAGGGCTTTATCTTTTATTCTTTTCTTTCTCCTTTGTGAGGATCTATTCGATCTAAGATCTTATTTAGATCCCCTATGTGAATGTAGCCTGACATCGAAGCATTCTTAAGAGCACTTATAAGCTGTAGAAGTATGAAAGGTACGATAATGGTTTCAGATAACCAACTGGTACCTGCAAATCCTTTCTCTACCATCAGTATCACAGTCAGCAGCACCACCCAGGTTATTGCTCTTTGCAGCACCTTCACAGCCTTAAAGGTCTTGAAGCCCTCTCTCTTGATCCCGGCTATAATACCGAAGAACCCATCCACAAACACTACGGCGATCAGAGCAAGATACTGCTCAAAATTACCCATTGTCAGCTCTAGAAAATAAGAGCAGCCGAATGAAAGAGAAGTAGTGATGGAAAGAAAGATGGCAGTTTGTTTCATTACTTTACGTACTCGAAGTACTTCTTGGTCTTGGCATTTCTGTCTTCAAGTCCGTGAGTACCGCCGTTGATGCGCTTGGTGAGCTCTAGGATAGCTGCATCGTTGATGCCCTTATCACAGATAGTCCATAGCTTATTTCTTTCAAAGAAAAACATAGCTGATTCGAAAGCATACTTAGTTGCAACCGTATCAGGGTTAGTCAAGACCTCGTCATTGCCTAAGTACTTTGCAAATGCTTCGTAGTTGGCTTTACCAGTCAACTGAAGAGCTCCTCTGCCTCTGAACTTGTATCCATCTCCTGATGCTTCAGCTCCGTTGCCCATCCTGTCGGCGTAGACTCGGTTTGCAATCTTTTCAGGCTGGCGGGCGTAAGACTCTTCGAGGTTACCGGGGAAGTACTTGCCGAAGATACCTTGCAGGCCTTGGGCGGAGTAGTTTAGGTTCTCTGAAAATGCTTTGAAGCCTCCTGTTTCGTGGGCTGTTTGAGCGAAGAAGTGAGCTGCTCTCACTGGAGTCAACTTATAAAACTCCATTGCTTTCTTCATTGTTCCGGGACCAAAAGCGCCGTCAGCAGCTATACCCATCTTCTCTTGTAAACTTTTTAAGCTCATAATCTAATTTTTAATCGTTATTCTCTTCTTTCTTTCCTCCGAAAATCTTTCCTGCCTCTGCAATACCAAACGCACCTAGCGTAATCATTACAAATGAATTGAAGATTGTATCGCTGATTATTAGGTGATTGCCTAGAATACCTGTTACTATGTCAGCTCCTGCGAAGATAGCCATTACTGTGAATGATAAAAACCCAACGATTGTCTTTTCGTTTAGATCGTTTTTATCTTTGAACATATCAAAAAATCCCATAAATTTTTATTTAAAAAGTTAAACTTGTAGAACTAATTAAGAAAACAATTTACGGCAACCCTTTGATATAAATAGACCTACTTTAGGGCGTCAACGATAGCTTTTTTAACAGCTACTGAAAATTCTGTTCTTTCGAATGCAAGAGTCTCATCCTGGAGCTGCATTAGCGTAGCAGCAACGTTTGTATTGGCTCTACCTACTCCGTGGTGGACTGTCGAGCCTATTGCGATGTCTACTTCAACGATTGTTTTCTTTTGCTTAAACTCAAAAGGTCCTACTCTGATACCTTTAGTAGGTGCTTTAATTTCAGTAACTGTAACGTAAACCGGGCTAGCATTTTGATCGCTTTGGTCGCATAAAGGATTGCCTCTTTCATTGAGAACGTCCTCGGTGATCTGCCTTAGCCCGAAAGTAAATTTCTGATTGTCGATACCGGCTAGGTTAGCATTCGAAGTTACGCTAGCTACGTAGAAGCACATGGCAAGGATTGGATTGATCATTGTAAAGTTTGTGCGTTTATTGTTGTTCTGTGTTTACCTGTACCCATTATAAAAAATTGATTTTGATTCTCGATAGTTCGTATCTGGGTAGGGAGGTATGTGTTATAATAATTAGTCTGTGGATTAGCTTCGATAGTAATCTTTTCTGCTAGAGTAAATATATACTTGTTGTGAAGAAAGCTGTTACTCCATAGCATGTAACAGAAGTAAATGTCCTCCCAGTCAAAGGTGCTGCTGTTGTTGCAATCACAGGTATAAAAGTCCCAGCTTTCAATTATACTCAAACTAGCTTTTTTAAACATCATATAGTTCATATCCTGATTAGTAATGGTATGAAATTTAGAAGATACGTTAACTGTAGCTCTGTAAGGTCTTCCTAAAGAGTTAGTCCACAAAGCTTGTCCGTTTGAATTTGTATTTTGTGTTCCTTGAGAAACCCAGCTAGTAGAGGCTACTCCAATCTCATTTGTTTGTAAGCTCCAAGAAGATTGAGATGGTCTTCTCCATGCTACTATCAAACCATCTCCTCCACCGTATTCCTGCATTCTAGCTACAACTGTATACTGAGTACCGGCAACCATTGAATAGTTTCCATACAGGTACTGCCCTGTTCCTTTACCTCCGTACCATTCAATTACCGAAGTTCCGTTTATAGCCAAATCACCCCCATCATCTGATGTTAGTCCAAAAGAATATACTCCAGTTTCAAGCGGTACAAAAGTGAATGTTACTTCAGCAGCGTAATAATCACCATTAGGTGGTATAGATGCACCAGCTGCTGTTAGAGTAGTAAACTGTACAAAATTTAAAGAGGAAGTTGCGTTCATGTTTCCTTGCCACCATAGAGTTGTTGCACTCCAAGAGGTATTAAACAACTTATTCATTTCTGAACGAGTCATAGGATAGTTTGAGTACTGAGAAGTGCTACCATTACCAAAGTGAGTTCTAAATATCCTAACCGCTGTTGTTCCATTACCTGTACTTACCTGGTGCTCAACCGTAATAGGTATACCACTAACGTCCTGAGTTCCAATTGGAGTCAGGGTGATTGTCTGCCCTATCAGAGATAGAGGTAGAATTAACAGGAGTATTATCCTTAATTTAGAAATCATAGTTACATCCTATTGAAAGTATATAGGGAGTTGCCTTACGGAACCCAATAGTTTTGTCTGAAGGAGAGTATGTGTAGCAGCTTCTAAGTTTACTACCGAACATAAATTTGTCAGTCAGTTTATATTTTATTGAAGAGCCGTAGTATGCACTAAGGTTAAAATTATCCCAGTACCAAATATCTAATGCGCCTTCAAAGTCATCTAAATTAAAATAGTGTGTTCTTATAGAAGATAGTAAAAATAATTCAGGCCCCAATACAAATCTTTTATATTTAAATTCTTTCATTGCTATGACCATCCCGCTGTACTTTGTGTAGGATGCAGCAGGATAAAATTGCTCAAACAAATAAAAATCATCGTGTGTATTGTCTCTGATAAAGAGAGTGTACCCAAGTTTGGTATTATTTCTAAACTCGTAAATCTGATTAAAATAGGGACTTATTGCTACAGCCGAATGATCGGCAAATGCTGATACCGTCACTCCGTATGAGGTTGTTCTATCTATATTCTTAAGAGTTTTAGACCTACTATGACTGTACCCTACTTTGGTGTACTTAAAGAAAGGAGTATTGGATGCAAATATTCCATTTGTTATATTTTCTTTACCCCATTCATAGGTTAGGTTGTAACTCAATATCCTCATATCACCTAGGTAACCGACCGATACGTTGGAGCTACTCATAACATCGTTGTCAAAATCAATATACTGTATTGAAGTAACATCGGATATAGTCTGAGTATTCTCGGAAGTCTGAGCTAATATGTTTAAAGGTAGTAGAGCTAGCAGTACTAAGTTTTTCATAATAACATTTTTGTTCCTGTTGATATCTGGTAGTTAAGTATTTCTGCATTCCACTGATAGGCACCAGAGAAAGATATACTCCATTTAAATTTATCTGTTAGTTTAAAGTC